GATTACGAGTGGTATACCGCCAACACAAGAAGTGGCGGGTGTCGGTCGTCGAATATCAAGCCATGTTTATTGGGTGTACGCACCCGAGACCATATCTTGATGCGTTGGTACGTGCGCTTCACGTACCTAACTTTAAAAGGAAACGAAGATGAGAAAAAAGACAACCACATCACAGCGCATTCGCTCACTGATTGATAGCGGCTACAACAACAAAGCCATTATCGAAAAGCTCAAGTGCAAACCGCAAGCTGTGTATAACATCCGATACCAACTCAACAAGGCACGTGGCCTTGGCTCGATTGGTGAACTGCCTAATCCTACGAACGGCATCGGTGTGCCTCCCAAGCGTACGCGCAGGGTCAAGGCAGGGAAACTGGCATCACTGCCCCCCTCGGGCGAGTGGGTTGATCGACATATACCCCCGCTCACGCCCATGCCCGAAATGCAGATCACCATGGTCGAGCCGCCTACTCTGTGGCAACGTATCAAGGGGTGGTTCCGTGGCTGATACACCCGAAGTCAAAGTCAAGAAGAAAGTCGTGGCTATTCTCAAGGAACTCCGCGCCTATTACTTCTACCCCGTCACGGGTGGCTACGGCGGCAGTGGGGTGCCTGACATTGTTGGGTGCTACCACGGCAAGTTCTTTGGTATCGAGTGCAAGGCCGGTAAGAACAAGCCTACACCATTACAGCAAAAGAACTTAGACAACATCAAAGCCATGGGCGGCGTTGCGATGGTCATCAATGAAGACAACATTGACCACGTGCGGCACCTGCTCGGTGAGATGTAATGCGTAAGCGTAGCAAGTACCGACCCAAAGGGGTGATCATGAATCCGATGGCATACGTCATTGAAAGCATGACCCCCGTGGCGAAGCACGACAACTTCTTGATTGACCTGAAGATCAAAAACCACATGGCCATGACCAACCTAACGCAAGGCAAGGCAACACGTGAGGACATGGATACGCTGATACCCATGGCCAACTTTGTGGAAGCGTTGTACCGCATGGGGTTTGGTACTGACTATGCAACAGAGGTGCACAGTGGGCTTGATGCTTTGTATGCAGTGGGTAAGCGCGGCGCTGAGACTGGCCGCTTCATCCTACGCTCGGAGGAGATGAGAGCCTTGAACACCCTGATGGAGTTGCACGATGCACAGATGGACGCGATCACAGTCAAGGACATGGAACGTGCATTCAAGATCGTGGACGAGGAATATAAACAGCGCAGGATGCGCCCTATTGTGGAGAGGAAGCCATGACAGATGATGAAAGAAACCTTGACCTTATGGTCGCTGAATTAGAAAGTGAAAACAGATTGATGAGGGCACGTAATGAACGACTGCAACAAGAACTCGACCGAGCACTTGATGACAACGCACGATTCAAAGTCACACTGGAACGCATCATTGCCGTATCCAAGTTGGCCTTTCGGGACGGTGTGCCCGAAAGAGTTGGCGAAGTGGGGACGCAAGCACAAGATACAAACATTGGATGAATACGAGGAGGCATTGATGTGATTGCCGACCGAGGATGCGCGGAACGGGGGTGCGCATGTTATGACCCCCGCATTGATAAAGACGGAGTGTTAATGATGGAAGCGAAAGCAGATGACATGCAAGTTAGTGGCACACACTACAAGGACATGCCCATACAACCATGGGCGGTGATGGAAGCGGTGTTGACCCACGAGGAATTCATTGGGTTTCTCAAGGGCAACATCATCAAGTACAGCCTACGCGCAGGGCGCAAGGATGGGAGCGATGACGGTGGCAAGGCCAAGCATTACCTACAAAAGCTACGTGAGGTAACGCAACTCGGCTCGTGGTCTTAACAACATAACAGGAGAACGAAGATGACAGAAGAAGCAACACTGCGTCACAACTGGCGCAACATGATCGAATCAGACGGTGGCTACTGCCCCGTGTGTGATCGGTGGGGTAAGGTCAACAAGGTTAAACTGACTGGCGGTATGGCGCGTTCACTGGCGTGGCTCGTGAGCGTATCAGCGGGTGCAGAGAACGGATGGGTCAACACACGTGACAACGTGCCACTGTTCATGTTGCGCTCGAACTCTATCGGGCACTTGAAGTATTGGGGCTTGGTGCAGTCACGTGCACCCGACTCGGAGAAGGTCAAGACAAGCGGCGTGTGGAGAGCTACGCTTGATGGGCATGACTTTGTGCACAACCGATTGTCAGTGCCGTCACACATGTTTGTCTACAACGATGCAGTGGTACGGACAGGCTTGGACTTTGTGAGCATCGAAGATTGCTTCACCGAAGAATTTGATTACCGCGAAGTGATGAACTCGTATTTCCCGACAACACAGGTGCAAGATGAACTTAATAACAATTGACTTTGAAACGTACTACGACCGCGACTTCTCGCTGTCGAAGATCACAACCGAAGAATACGTACGCTCTGACCTCTTTGAAGTCATTGGCGTATCAGTGAAAGTTAACAACCAAGAAACGGAGTGGGCAAGTGGAACACATCAACAAATCAGAGAGTGGCTTCAGAGCAATTTTGAATGGGAGCGGGGGTTTGTCTTGGCGCACAACACCCTTTTTGACGGGGCTATCCTGTCTTGGCGTTTCGGTATTAATCCTCGGGGTTGGCTTGACACTCTGTGTATGGGCCGTGCCCTTCACGGCGTGGAAGTTGGGGGTTCGCTTAAAGCTCTTACTGAGCGGTATGGGCTCGGGGAAAAAGGAACAGAAGTCGTTAACGCCCTCGGCAAAAGACGACTGAACTTCAGCGACGAAGAACTCGCACGGTACGGTGACTACTGCATCAACGATGTGGAACTCACGTATCAACTGTTCAACATCTTGGTAAAAGATTTTCCCAAGCAAGAGTTGCGTGTGATTGATCAGACCCTGCGCATGTTCATCGACCCCATGCTTGAGTTGGACGGCGACATGTTGCAACAACACCTCATCGGCATCAAGCAGATGAAGGAAGACCTGTTGACATCCTCGGGTGTGGACAAGACTGAACTGATGAGCAATGAGAAGTTTGCTGAACTGCTCCGTTCGTTCGGCGTCGAGCCTCCAATGAAGACGAGCCCTGCCACGGGTAAGCAGACCTATGCGTTCGCCAAGAGTGACGAGGAATTCAAAGCCCTTGCTGACCATGAAGATGTGAGGGTGCAGACACTTGTCGCCGCCCGCTTGGGCACTAAGTCAACGCTTGAGGAGACACGCACCCAACGGTTCATCGACATCTCCAAGCGCGGCAAGTTACCTGTGCCGATTCGTTACTACGCCGCACACACTGGACGGTTCGGTGGTGACGACAAGATCAACATGCAGAATCTGCCAAGCCGTGGCAACAATGCCAACAAGCTCAAGAAGTCAATTATCGCGCCCGAGGGCTACACCATCATTGACGCTGACTCTGCACAGATCGAAGCGCGGGTGCTGGCATGGCTGTCGGAACAAGATGACTTGGTAACAGCTTTTGCTGAAGGCAAGGATGTGTACAAGAAGATGGCCTCGGCTATCTACGGCAAGCCCGAGTTTGAGATCAGCAAAGACGAACGGTTCGTGGGTAAGACCACAATCCTTGGCGCGGGTTACGGCATGGGCGCTGTGAAGTTTCAAGCTCAACTCAAGGGCATGGGCGCTGAGGTGGACACTGATGAGGCAAGGCGCATCATCGACATTTATCGACGCACCAACGATGCCGTGGTCAGGCTGTGGCGACAGGCTCAGAACGCTCTTGTAAACATGTCAAGGGGCGAGGCCGCACCGCTCGGACGCCGGGGTGTGCTTGAAGTGGTGCCGAGTGAGACTGCCATCCGCTTGCCCTCGGGTCTGCTGATGCGTTACGACGACCTGAAGTTCGACCAAACCGACAAGGGTATCGAGTTCCATTACAAGACACGCAAGGGTCGCACCCGTATCTACGGCGGCAAGGTGATCGAGAACGTATGCCAAGCCATTGCACGTTGCATCATCGCTGAGCAGATGCTGAAGATCGGTAAGCGATACAAGGTCGTGCTGACTGTGCATGACGCGATTGCTGTGTGCGTACCAGATGTTGAGGTCGTACCCGCAACGCAGTATGTTGAGGAGTGCATGCGATGGGTGCCCGAGTGGGCAAAGGGTCTGCCTGTAAACTGTGAGTCAGGCAGTGGTAAATCTTATGGAGACTGCTGATGAGTAACAACACAACACTGGGTGCCGCTATGGGCACAGGAATACTTACCGCCGATCACGCTCTTGATGCGTACACATACACCATCAACAACACGTCGAGACAGACGCTGAATGCAGTGCAACTTGCACCAACCAACCATAACATCGTATTCCATGGGCCGAATGGTAAGGAGGTCGGGCGACTTGACTTCAACAGTGGGGAGATGAAGTTTGATGGGCAAGCGGATGTATCGGCGGCGGTGTTCATTGAATGGGCGCGTAAGACGTTCAACGAACGAGTGATGGCCGACAAGCGCGAGGTGCTCAAGGAAGTGGTGGATGCACTACTCCACGAGTCCACCGGCGCACTGTACGAAGACGCAGAGAAACTTGCCATCCTGACCTGCTTACAACGGGTACAAGAAATACGGCAGTCGGTTGAGCCCATCCAAAAAGAAATGTGGGAAAACGCACAGGTGGCGAGGCAAGCCATTGCACCCTTACAACCCCTCACACCTTGGAGTAGCCAACCATGAAACCATTTGGATATGTATGGGTAAAAGAGAGGCACGAAGCGCGGTTCTTTTGGACTGAGCGCGAGGCCAAGAATGTTCAAACAGACTTTGGCGGCGACATAGTGCCGGTTTACAAATGACCGACGATGACGACATCCAAGACTACGTTGACACCGCGAAGGAGCGGATGTTTGCCGCTACGTTTCAGCAGGTTGTTCGCAACCAAACGCTTGAAGAAGTTGCCAAGGAGTTCGACAAGATGAAAGTGCTCGGAGACACCGCCGCATCGTTTGCGGTATTCGTAAGGAACATGAAGAAATGACAGTCAAAATACCCGCATGGTCGTTCTCATCCATCAAGACATTCGAGCAGTGTCCAAAGAAGTTCTACCACTTGAAGGTCGTCAAAGACTTCCAAGAAGATCAGGGTGCAGAGCACCTGATTTACGGCACCGCCTTTCACGAGGCGGCTGAGTTATACATACGTGACGACACCCCCCTGCCCCCTCAGTTCTCGTACGCTAAGAGTTCATTGGATAACCTCAAGCATCGCGCTGGCCAAAAGCTGTGTGAGTACGAGATGGGGCTTACCGAGGACTTGGAGCCGTGCGGTTTCAAAGACCCGAACGTGTGGTGGCGAGGCATCGCTGACCTGATCATCCTTGAGGATGATGGCACTGCACGGGTGGTTGACTACAAGACCGGAAAGAGTGCCAAGTACGCCGACACCGGACAGCTTGAGTTGATGGCGCTTGCCGTGTTCAAACACTTCCCCCAAGTCAAACGTGTCAAGGGTGGCCTGTTGTTTGTCATCGCCAAGCAGTTCCCCAAGGCAAGCTACGACCGAGCCGTAGACGAGCCCAAGCTATGGGAGAAGTGGCTCCGCGACCATGGCCGTATGAAAAGAGCTTACGAGACCAACGTATGGAATCCCCGTACGTCAGGGCTTTGCAAGAGACACTGTGTTGTTTTATCATGCCAACACAACGGAAGGAACGATTAAATGCCATACACCAAATCCCCCCGACCCTACAAGGCCGAGTACCAAAAGCAGAAGGAACGGGGCGAACACCCTGACCGCATGGAGCGCCAACGCGCCCGTCGAAAAGTTGATGCCAGTTCCCCCGATGCGAATGGCAACGGCAAGGCTGACAAGCGGGAAGGCAAAGACATTGACCACGTAAAGATGTTATCCAAAGGTGGCTCAAACAAAGACGGGCTGCGCATCGTTTCGCCTTCAAAGAACCGTGCCCGTAACGGTCACAGCACAAAAGAAAAAGGCGGGAAGAAACCCGCTTGACGCGCACTGCGCGTTCGGTTAGATTAGAACTTCGACGGCGACGAGCGAGTGGGACACCCACTTCGCTCCGTTATGCCGTTTGCGCTGGAGAACGAATTGGAAATCATAGACAACAAAGCTCTGTTGTTGACGTTGCGTAACCCGCATCGCGTCACCACAGTTATCCCTAAAAGTAGGGAACTTCCAAACAACCAAGTGTTGGTGCACTGGGGGTTGGATGAGGCGCAAGTCCTCAAGAATCTACGTGTAAAAAACGTGCCATCACCCATCATGGGACGTTACGATTGGCCCGGCCAGTACAAGCCGTTTGACCATCAGAAGACAACAGCCGCATTCCTCACAATGAACCGCCGAGCGTTCTGTTTGAACGAGCAAGGCACAGGCAAAACAGGGTCAGTCATTTGGGCGGCAGACTACCTCCTCAAACAGAAACGAATCCGCAGGGTGCTTGTGATCTGCCCTCTGTCAATCATGGATTCAGCGTGGAGAGCCGACCTGTTTAAGTTTGCCATGCACCGATCAGTTGACATAGCGTATGGCGCAAAAGAAAAGCGCAAGGCCATCATCAACGGCATCGCTGAGTTTGTGATCATCAACTATGACGGCGTGGAGATCGTCGCCGAGGACATCGCCAAGGGCGGCTTTGATCTGATTGTGATTGACGAGGCAAACGCCTACAAGAACGTACAGACTAAGCGGTGGAAGGTGCTCAACTCATTGGTCAAGGCTGAGACATGGCTTTGGATGATGACAGGCACCCCTGCCGCTCAGTCACCACTTGATGCCTACGGACTTGCAAAATTAGTCAACCCACAAGGTGTCCCCAAGTTCTTCACAACTTTCCGCGACATGGTGATGACCAAGCTCAACAACTTTCGTTGGCTTGCCAAAGAGACCGCAACGCAAACCGTGTTCGAGTGCTTGCAACCCGCCATCAGGTACACCAAGGATGAGTGCCTTGACTTG